TCATCCAAGAGTTGCGTGACCGTCATCATAAAGGCCCGATAGAACTTGCAGATATTTCCTTCATTGTCGTGGTGCATGGAGTAGCTGCCCACAGGCAACCGGCGAAACCGCACGGTGTCTTTGAGCGATTCTTCCATCCAAATCAGCGCCGTTCCGAAGACCGCCGAATCCTCATACCACTGCGGCAACTCTTCGTAGAGGTTTCCCTTGTTGAACACTGCGGCAATCGCCGCGCTGGTGTCATAACACCAGTCCTTCACGCTCTGCTGCTCCATCAACTTCTGGTCAGAGGTCGTCAGATTGAACCATTGGCGCGTGGGGCTGGACATGCCAGCCAACATGCCAGCCTTTAAGACGTCTTTGCAAATCCCAGCGGTGTCGTCTACAATCTGGTAGTTACGAATCCAGCCGTGATTGACGTCACTCTCAAGAAACCTGGGAGAGCGAGGGCTGAAGAATGTCGCCATCTCCCACCAGGTCTTGATGAACGAAGACCTGTCCAGCTCCAAGATGCTCCTGTCAAGCTCAATCTGCTGCCTGAGCCACAGAACCGACTTGAATCCGAAGGTCCTCAACGCCACCTGCTTGATGCGCCCAAGCTCGGTCCCAGGCGCAACTGCCATCCCCTGGGTGCCCCCGCTCTTCGTGTTCCGGCGCACGCCCTTAGACGCCTCCTTGGCGCTGTCACGAATCACCTGCGTCCGGCTTGCCGGCGCAACGCTCGTAACCTGCCCGGGCTTAGAGCCGGGATAGGCTGACCGGCGGAACGGTTGCAATTCCGCGGGTCGCTTCTGTTGGGGGTTCAGGTGGCGGGATTCAGGCATCTATCAATGGTCCGCGTTGATGGCCGTCACAGCGTCGTTCATCATCGCAACCTGCTCTGCAAGAGCAGCGTTGATTTTCGAGGGCGCACACGGGACGCGCTTGAAGACCGCCAGGCAGTTGCCCGCGGCGTCCACCAGGGCGTAATTGCCGTTCTGGCCGGCGCCCTGGCCCGAGGCCTGGGCAGAGCCGGACGAGCCGCCCACGTTGTGGCCCTTGTAGCTGCCCCCTGAGAGGCCCTTGGTGCCGACGAGCTTGACCGGCAGTTTGATGTAAGTCCCCAGCGCCATGCTTGCCTCCTACTTCAGCGTTCCCGCCGCCGGAGCCTGAGAGGACGACATGCCCTTCAGTGCCGCGGGGGGTTGACTCGACAAACCTTGTACAGACGCCGCGAGCTGCTTGAACTGCATCCATTGCACGTCTTCCTGCTCACCGCCAAAATTTGCCACTTGCTGCGCTGCCAATTGATGCTGCGCGCCTTCCTGTTCAGTCTCTAGTGTTCCTGCCGTCTGGTTTGCAGCCGTGGCTTGCTGGGCCGACTGCTGCTGCTGAGCATAGCTTTCGTAGGCGCTTATCGCCAGTCCGATTCCCGCGATTACTGTCGATGACACGTTTTCCTCCCCCCGCCACTTCCAGCAGGTTTGACTTGACCGCCTCCAAGGCCCCGATAGCCGTGTAGGGCGATATGCCATGCCTGGTGCAGACGTTCAGGATGGTGAGATACAGTCCTTCGTCTTCACCCACAGTTTGCCTCCATCCCGATACCCCAGGGCCCCCAGGTTCAATGCTGCAGCCTGAGCCGGAACCACCCTCGATATTTGCTGCACCCCGTCAGCTTCCAGGGCTGCATCGCACCAGACCAGAAACCGTCCGGCTGCGAAGCCTCTATGCTCAGGCAAGACGTAGAGGGTATCTTGGCTAGCTATCTTCAGATTCATGTGCGGATGCCGGGTCACGAAGAACCCCGCGTACCCGCAGAGCTTCCGGTCTGCATCCCTCATCGTGAACACCCGTAGGATGCCCACACTCTCCGCGGCCTCATAGATTTGACGCTGTGGGTCGAAGGGCGCCTTATAACTCTGTTCCCTGTGATGCCTTTGGGCCAAGCTCAGGAGTTCATCCCAAACCTGTTCGATGCTTTCAGACGCGTGTCGCATTACAGCCCTCATATCCGTGCCGCATTGCTTACCCCTGATTGTTCCCATGAGGCAGACCCATTGTCAAGGGCATTCTGCTGACCCATCTGCTGACCCATCTGCGGTCCGCCCGGCGGGCCACCCCGTAGCATTTCTGCCTGGGCCTCTTCAGGGGTGGGGGGCATCCAGCTCAGGTCCGCGGTGGCCTTGATGACGTTTCCTTCCGTTCCACGTGAAACGCTGGCGCCCACGGCTTCAGCCCTGGCAAACGTGAGGCAGAACGCGTCCCACTTGTCAGGGCTGACTCTGATGCGCTTTTTAATCTGGTCCTTGCTTTCAATCTGGATTCGGTTCCTGGTGATAGTGTACTGCGCTGCAGTGGCCTCTTTCACCAGGTCGGGGTCAGGCGGCAGCGCACCGCCAGCCTTGACCCACTCTGCCGCGCGCCAGTAGCACTCCGCACGCTTGTTCACGAACCTGTCCGGGTCGTCCGCCTGTTCGCTCATGTTGACCGGTATGATATCCAGGCCGTCTATCTTGGCGAAGTCCAACACGCTCCCCGCCCAACCGCCGGTGTCGTCAATGGTCAGCATCTCAGCGCCGAAGCGTTCCTTCGATGCGCGGGCCAGTCGTGCTATGGTGGGCCCATCCTGTTTACGGAGCACCTTGCACGGAAACGCCACCCTCCCCTGCCGTGGGAAGAACACCGTCCTGTCATCGCCGAAGCGAGCGACGTCGATGCCGATGCGCTTGTCGCTCCAAGTCCACTGGGACGGGTGAATTTGTTTGTCGAGAGCGGCCCTGACCTGGACTTCGCTCAGGAGTCCCGTCAGGCTGGCGAGGGGGAACTCGCCCAGGATGTACACGCGGACCCAGGCGTCATCGCGTCCGTATTTATCGATGGCGTCCTTGGCGCCCTGCAGGTCGATACGCGGGCTGCGGTCGGGGTCTTCAGGGTCGCCGGTGATGCGAATCTTGGTCCAGGTCTTGTCGTTCTCAGCTTCAAACAGGCAACCCTCGCGGCTAGACGGATTACCGGCCTGCATGATGAGGCCATATTTTTTTGCGGTGGTCATGGCCTGCTTGGCACGTTTGAGGATTTCAGCCGGCATGCCGCCCGACTCATCGAGGAACACCGCGCATCGGTTGGCGTGCAGGCCCGACAGGGCCTCGCCCATCTCTTCAGCGGTAGCCGACTGGCTGAATGAACGGGCACTGATGAACCATGTGTCCGGGTGGTCCACATGATACGCCCGGTCTGAATTCATATCGAACTGCGACTTGATGAACTCAGACACATCATGCCAGCGATGAAGCTCTTTCCACAGGTTGTCCCGCAGGTTGTCTCGCGTGATGCTCATGCAATACGCGTTGGGGAAGTCCGGCAGCCCGTCAACCTCATCCGCCATGAGCGCCATGAACCACCATATGGCCCACGCCATGACCGCGGACTTGCCAGGGCCCGCGCAGGCACGCAACGCCATGAACATCTTGAACCCATCGCCAGTCGACACCAGCTTGCGAAGCGACTTTTTCTGCCAGGCGTCGGGTTCAACCTTGAAGTTGTCCCGCACGAACTTCACCGGGTCGCCTATCCACGCCGCTATCTGCTCTACCTCAGGGCTGCTAAGACTCATATAACATCCTCAGTGGGCTCTCCTGCCCCTAGCATCTTCGCCGCAACCTCTACGGCATCGACCACTATCGGGGTCTGTCCGGCTGCCGCAGCCGTCTGTGTGGGCACCACCGTCGCCACCCTCACCGCATGCGCCCGCCTCAGTATCTCTACCAGACTGTCCTTCACCGCCCTGTCCCCCTTGTCCGCAAAGACGTCGTACTCCTTGCCCAACATGTCAAACGCCCTCAACCGGTCCTTCGCATCGTACTTCTTGTCAAAGGCTATCCCCGCTACCTCCCTGATTATCTGCTCCCGGTACGCCTCCTTGCCCTCTTCCTCATCCTCCTTGCCTACATGCTCCTGCAGGTCCCGCCGACTCCGCCCAAGTTTCAACGCCAACCCGCTCACCGTGAACAGGCCTGACCTGATAGACTCCCGAATCTCTTCTGTGCTCATGGGTTCCATGTGGACAGTGTAGCACTTGTGAATATCATCGTCAAGTGTTCTGTATGATGAAACAAACCTGGGGG